AATAGCAATTTTAATGGTAGCTATGTTGCTACTAGTTTGCTTTACTGCGGCTGCAGTACCAATGCGGCGGGATCATAAGATCAAGCAAACATTTGAATGGGATATTCGTATTGAGGCTCATGAGCCTGATGGCAAATGGGACTATGCGATATTTGGTGAGAAACCAGATGCATCAGATCTAGTTGATCAATATGATGTTCCGAAGTGTCCACCACCTCCAAGTGGATATATTAGAATGTATTTTTACAATCCTGACTTAACATACCCGTACAACTATGCTTGGTATGAATATAAACAAAGTCCGGATACTTATAAGTCCTGGTTACTCAAAGTTCAATGGGTGCCACAAACTGGGGACGACGATACAGAGGTTACTCTTTCGTGGGAACAAACTGGAAGAACGGAGTATAAGGATATTACAATAAATGGTATCCGTATGCGCAAACATGGAAGCTTTACATTTACTTGTCCAGCTTATACACCACAATGGTTTGAGATTATCTGTAGTAGGCCCTCACGTTTAATGTCGCATAAGATTAAGTGAATGATAATGATGGCAGAAGAGAAGCGAGTTCCAGAAGTATATCTGGACGATAAAGAAAAATTAATAAGATTTCGGGGTAAGTACGTAACGAAAATAAAACGTTCGTATGAAATTATTAAAGCAACCCCAGAAGATCAGAGAAAAGAAAAACTAGTCAAGATTATGGGATTTGAATCTCTTAATCATGAAGAGGATTATTTAAAATATTATAATATTAAAAAAGGCGATGTTGTTGTAGATGCCGGAGCTCATGTTGGAGTATTTACCCAAAAGTTTTCTGAGCTCGTTGGGCCGGATGGTTTGGTAATTGCTATCGAGCCAGATTTTAGAGCTCTAGGAATGCTTGCACATAATACAGCAGATCTAAAAAATGTTAAGATTCTTCCTTATGCGTTATGGCATCAGGATGATGTTATACCATTCCAATATATGGATGCTTCAGGTGGAGTTGGAATGGGCTCCGTTATATATGGATTTCCCTATTGGTATGCAGTAAGGGGAATAACCTTAGATCATTTATTAAAGAAATTAAATATCGACGAAGTTGACTTCGTTAAGATGGATATCGAGGGAGCTGAAATAAGAGCTTTAGAAGGGATGTCAGAAACAATGAAGCATGCGGATGCAATGGTTATTGCTTCCTACCATAGAATCGATAATGAAGGTGGAAAATCTTGGCCACTAGTTTTAAATATGCTAGAGACAAAAGGTTTTACTACTAGGAAAGAGCAAGGCAAGGATGGAGAAATCGTCTACGCTAATCGTTAAAGGAGCCTAATGGATGCTAACAGAAGTAGTACTCAATCACGAAAAGAAATCTGTTCTCGTTAATAGCGGGAACTCACCAAATAGGATTCAATTTGAAACAAAAAATGACGAGCTTTATGCTCTGATGACAGTAACTCCTGAGAATAAGCGTTTAGAAACAATTGCATTCAGAGCTGGATATGAATTGTTAGGAGTAAGTCCTGAATATGCTGTTGGGTCTCATGATTACGAGAGACACTATAAGATTAAACCGGGGGATGTTGTTATTGATGCTGGCGCTCATGTTGGTATCTGGACTGAAATATTTTCCCACAATGTTGGTCCTAAGGGACAGGTTATAGCTTTTGAGCCTGATTTCAGAGCTCTAGGCTATTTGTATATAAATAATTATCATAGAGAAAACGTTAAAGTTATACCGTATGGATTATGGGATGAATTGGATTATATGCCATTTGGTATTGACCCATCTCTTGGCACGAGTTCATATTTTTCCTGGATTGATAAATCTCAAAATCCTGGGTACCAACTTACGAAAGTTAACTCGCTAGATAATTATTTGAAAGAATTGAAAATTGATCATGTTAATTTAATAAAAATGGATATTGAAGGAGCTGAGGTCAGAGCACTGAAAGGGATGGTACATACCCTGAAAAACGTTGATGCTTTAGCAATTGCTTCTTATCATACAACGATGGAGTATCCAAATAATACTGTAGAAGCTGTTACAAAGATCTTAGAAGATGCAAATTTTGAAGTCAAGAAAGAATTTAGCAAAGGTGAAGTAGTATATGCGAATAGGAGCAAATAAGAATGAAGAAATGCTTTATTGAAGTAAGCCAAGAATGGCTAAAAGAAAAAATGAATCTACCAAAAGAAGCTGTTGTCTTCGGTGTTGGTTCAGATAATAATCGAGATACATTTAAATTTTATATTGCCAATTATGGAAAGGAAACACCTGAGGGTGCCCTGATAGAACGTCGAGAAATACAACACGAAGTATATGCTGAGGAGAAGTCAACATGAAGATAGGTCTCTATAGTACAGCATCGCTTCAGACAAAACCTGTATTAAAAGGATATGGAGGCGTAGAACCGTTCGTAGGCAGTTTGGCTGAGTACTATGATAGTAAAGGTCATGAGGTACATTTGTTTGCTGCAGAAGGCTCGTATGCGCCGAAGCATGGAGAACTACATCCGTTTAAAAGTGACGGAAGGATCGAAGCACAAATAGAGAATGAAATGTTTACTTCTTATAGTAAAGATGATTTTAAGGATTTAGATATCCTTCACGATAATTCTCATTGGCACGAACCCGGAAACAATCTAGTTCCTGATATACCTTATTTATTTACACTACATGCATTACAAACTAATACTAATAGATTTAATCTTGAAAAATATAAGTATAATCCAACTTCTTTGAGTTACGATTATGCAAAATTTATTCATTGGCTGCATCCTGAGATTACTACCAGGACAGTTCAAGATGGGGTAAATTTAAAGTATTATCCTTTTAAGAAAGAAAAAGGAGAACGACTCCTATGGATATCCAGAATCTTTCCACCGAAGGGAGCTCATTTAGCTGTTGAGGCGGCAGAGAGAGCAAAGGTCCCAATAGATATTGTCGGCGGAAGTCCTATCGATATCCCAGGATATTTAGATAAATTAAAACGACAATGTGCTCGTTCTAAGTATGCAAATTTTGTTGGTGAGGTTACTCACGAAGAAAAGATAAAATATATGCAAGATGCTCGAGCAGTTATACTACCGTTAACTCAACTTACAAGAACGGATGATGGGCAGACTAATCTTTGGATTGAAGCTGCTTGTATGATACCACTGGAAGCAAATGCTTGCGGAACACCAGTTATTACTTCTCCAAACGGGTTAACGGGTGAGGTTATTTCAGAAGGAACAAATGGATTTATTGCTTTATCTGTTAATGATTTTATTGAAAAGATAAAACGTATCGATGAAATAGATCCGGAAATGTGTCGATGTCGAGCTGAGTACTTCTCATTTGATCGAACAGCAGAAGGATTCTTGAAGCTCTATAGTAATATTTTGGGCGGTAATTCTTGGTAAACAATATTATAGAGAAGACGATAAAAAAATTCAATGATGATAACGGAAATCGTAAATTCACTACGAAAGAGTTAGTAATCTTTTTTAACACCGAGCAGAAAGAGCGTATTGAACGACTCGAAAGTAAATTTGATACCCATCTTTGTTGGGGCGAAAAGATAAAGATTAATGTCGATAAGACAATCTCTGAACATGATAAACTAATACAACATGTCACGGATGAACTCGTTCACATTGCTGAGTCAATGCCTGCAAAAGGTTTTTGTGGGGAAACTCAGAATATTATAAATTGTTGGCAGCCGGATAAAAAAGAACCTCCATTGAATATGAAGGTCCAAGCATTATGGTATGATCGGAAAATAATTAAGTTTTTAACAGGTGCTCTTATTGTTGCAATTATTACATCAATAGGTTCTCTTATTGTAACTGTTGTTTCATAAATGATTGGTTTTACTAAATAGTGAAAGCTATACGATAAAATGAAATCTAAATACAAGCGTTGGTTATATTATGCAACGGATCCAGTTGCCTTTACACAAGATATTCTCATTAAAGATGTTCCTAAGTATCATTTAAAAGATTTTCATCGAGCTTGGTTAAAGTTTGAGATGGAAAATCGATTTACAGTTTTATGCGCTCCAAGAGGTCACGCTAAATCAACGATACATTCCGCAGGGTATGTTATATGGCGATTGTGTCACAACCCTAATTTAAGAGTATTATTATTAAGTAAGTCTTCGATACTTGCTCAGAAATTGCTTAGTGAAATAAAATGGCATTTTGAACAGAATCAAAATTTAATAGAGTTATACGGCGATCTTACGAATAAAAATGCAAAATGGACTAATGAAGAAATAATGCTATTACGGGGTAAAAATATCCCCTATAAAGAATCATCAGTAACAGCAAGAGGGATTGAATCAGATATTATTGGCGGTCACTATGAGATAATTATTCCCGACGATATCATCGATGATAAGAATTCTGCAACTGCAGCTCAACGGGAAAAGGTACGAGCGACTTATGATAAGGTTATTCGTCCAATGCTAGAACCCTGGTCAGAATTACATTTTGTTGGAACTCGCTGGCATGAATTTGATTTATACGGAGAGCTCATGGAATCTCGTATGTTCAAACACAAAACGTACGACATGATTATCGATGAAAAAAAGAAGATTACAATGTGGCCCGAACGACTTCCTTATGATTCTGATGATCCTGAACAGATAACTGCAACGAGTCTAAAAAGAGAAATGGGTACAGTTGCATTTGCATTACAATATAGAAATGACGTGAGTCAATTTAGAAATGCAATATTTAAGACTGATTGGATGCAATACTATGTGGAGCCTCCTCTTAAATCTAGAATCTATATGGCAGTTGACTTAGCGATAAGTGAGAAAGGAGATTATTTCGCGATTGTCGTTATAGGTATTGATGATAAAGGAAATATTTATGTTTTAGATACTTACTATGGACATCATTCATTTCATCCTCAATTAAAAAAGATAAAAGCATACGCGGATAAATGGCATCCAATAAAAATTGGTATAGAATCAAATGCATTTCAAGTTGCTGTTCCGCAAGAGTTAAAAAGGAATACAGAGGAATTTGGTTTCTTGCCCATATTCCCGATTCAAACAACTAAAGATAAAGTTACCAGAGCAAGAAAGTTATCCGCCTTTTTTGAAAGCGGACGTATTTATGTTAAAAAGAATCAAATTGAATTAATAGATGAGATACTCAATTTTCCAAAAGCAAGTGTTCCAGATGACGTTTTGGATGCTTTAATGTTAACAACTGAAATTGCAAACATTAGAGGATCATTCGATTGGAGTAAAGTCGCTTCGTTAAATAGAGTATTAAATTACGGAAGGAAGATAATTTAAAATGGCAAACGTAACAGATTATATTGTGAATTCTTATCGAAAACTTGTCGAGACTGATAAACCTGCAGATAAACCAAAACCTCGTGGTTACTCAGCGAGAGCTAACCCTAAAGTTGAAAAGTACTTTGCAACAAAACCTAGGGATAAAGCAGCTCTTGATATGAATTGGAATATCTATTCTACTTCAGAAGTTCCCTTTGCGGCAATAACTGTTCTATCGTATAACGTTGCAGGCGAATGGAAGATCCGAAGTGAAGATCCAAAGCTTAAAGAAATAGTTGAGAAATTTTGTTACGACACAGATTTTAATTCAATATTAATTGAATCAATGCGATTTTGTTTAATATTCGGCGATTCTTTTGTAGAGAAGGTTGGCAATAGTGCAGGAGATCTAGTTGAACTAAGGGTACGAGATCCTCGGACATTCCAAAAAGAGATTGATCCAAAAGGGGATACAAGGGGATATCTTCAAGTAGTCACAGTAGAAGCTGGGAGCGAAGAAGAAATAAAATTAAAAGATGAGGAAGTTGTCCATTATCAATTGTTTCCAAAACCTGATAGTCCTTATGGATTAGCGTTGATAGATCCATCAAAGGATACTATTCTAAGAAAAGCATTGACTGATCAAGGTATTGCAGCTGCTATTGACAGGCATGGATATCCAAAATATCACATCGTTTTAAAGACTCCTCCAGGGTTTGAAACAGAATTACCAACTCCAGGAGAGATTGATACAATTGCAGCAGATTTTCGAAATATTAATGCAAAGAATGAAATCGTTACAACAGAATTAATCGACATCAAACCTTTGGATACAAAAGGTATTGAAAATGTACAAGACTATTTTAATTATTTTCAAAGTAATCTAACATGCGGAATGTTAGTCCCACAAGAAGTATTAGGACTCGGAAGTGGCTCAACGGAAGCGACAGCCCGAGTTCGAAGACTCATGTTCGAAAAAATGGTTAAAGGATTTCAGAATAAACTTGCTCGAACAACAGAGCTATATGTTTTTAAGGATCTAATTCCACCCGGAAAGAAGATACCTCGTTTAATATTTGCTGATGTCGTCCCAGAGGATGATAAGATTCTCGCCGATATAATAAATAAAATTATGCCTAAAGGGGATCCGTACGGTATATTAACCCAAGATGAGTTTAGGGAAAAACTTGGTTATCCGCCAAGAGAAATAGCAAAGAAGGCACATGAAGAAGTTCTTAAATCTTTTTTAGGGCCAGAATTTAAATCCAAAGAAAACACTCAAACAAAAAATATTAGTGATCTAGAAAATATTTTAAGTGATTACGAAGATAAAGTTAAACATTCCCTCAGAAACCGTTTGAATTGATATGACATTAGAATCACTTTTAAAACACTATAGCAAAGAGATTGTAAAATCTTTAAAAGATCTTTATATTAAATCTTATTTAGAAGGTGCTAAACGAGTAGCTTCAAAAGAACAAAAAGAATCTCTTTATGATGAGGCTTACGATTATTTTCAGGAACAACAAGACTGGTTAGAATCGCATTTTGTAGATACAGATTCTGCAGTACTTCATGCTAAGTTATCAACAGCAATCGCAGAAGGTCAGAATTTTGGAGAGTTCTGGGGAAACGTTAAAGATTCTGGAATGTTCGAAAGGCAACGAGCAGAACGGATATTTCGAACAGAAATGAATAGAGCCTTCAGTGAAGGAACTATAAGACAATATTTAAAAGAAGGGGTTAAAGAAGTTAATATTTTATTAGGACCGAGTCCTTGCCCAATCTGTATTGATATGGCAATGTCTGGTCCACATCTAACAAAGGACATTCAGGGAGCATATCCGCTTCATCCGAATTGTTCTTGTGTAATTGTAAATGCTGCGGTTTCTAAACCTGGCGGGAAATAAAAATGGTATTAAAAACAAGAGTATGTTATAAATCAAGAGATAAGAACGTCTTAGGCGATGTCGTTTATCATGATGTTGTTATCTTAAGTTCGGGAACTTGGAATCAACAAGATGCAGAAAGTCAGATTTACTACCCTCCAGATGTTTGTTCGAGAGATGCAGAGAATTGGAAACGATCTTTTATATATCACATGCATACTAAACGAGTAGATGGAACTCCGATAGATTCTTTTAATATTGTGGGTATGGTTGATAATAAACGTTTTGATTATATAAAAAATGCTATCATTGGCGATTTACGAATTATTCCTATTACTCAAAATGCTAAGGATGTTATTAAACAAATTGATAGGGGCATTATAAAATATTTATCTCCAGAGATTAGAACGTGGGATAAGTACAATTATTTCAACAAGCGTAGAGAAGTATCAAAGTTAGAATTTAATGGTGTAGCGTTAGTTATAGATAGTCCTGCATGCAAGACTGCAATAATTGATCCTGCTAAGAAAACAATAACAAATTAAATTATATGTTTAATGTAAAAGAAAAAAATAAGAGGATATATTATGGCAAGAATACATAATGATGACTATACAGTCACAAGAAATCTTCAAGTCGATGGTACTACAACTTTAACTGGAAATGTAGCTGCAGCGGGGGTTGTGACTGGTGCTTCGTATCGAGACATTACAATGTTTTATAATAGCGGAATAATCGTTAGCGATTGGACTAATTCAACTAATGGGATTTATCTATTAGCTACTAATAAAACTGCAGATTCGGTAAACTTTCCGTTAACCGCCCTTAAAGAAGGGGACATAATTCAAAAGTTCCGAGTAATCGGTGGATTAGAAGCTATTTCTGGAAGTGCCACAACATTAGATGCAAGTTTGTGGAGTGTTACAAAAGCGGCAGCAGCAGATTGTGCGGCGACATCTTTAGGAGCAATAACACAAGTATCAGTAACAGCCGATACGGCAGTTGATGCTGAAAAAGATATTACGGATGTTACGATTGAGGATGATCTCCAATATTTCATTGACGTAAAAGTTACCACTGCAAATACAGATCAATGTGCAGCAATGGTTGCTGGCGTAGAAGCAGATATCAAGCGTCTTATCTAAGGAGGGATCAATTATGGCACTAGTACACAATGATGAAAACCAGGTCGTAAATGATTTGCAAGTTGATGGTGCGGCGACATTTACAGGAGCTATAGCAGCAGCTGGTGTTGTTTCAGGGGCTGGATATAGAGATATTACAATGTTCTTCAATGACGGAGTTATTGTTGATACCGATTGGACTGCTTCTACAAATGGAATATACTTAATTGCACACAATAAAAGTGCAAAGTGTATGTATTTTCCCCTTTCAGCAATGAAAGAAGGAGATATAATTCAGAAGTTTCGTTTGCTTGGAGGAGTTGAAGCTATCGCAGGGAAAGAAGTAACAGTTGATGCAAGTTTGTACTCTGTTACAAAAGCGGCAGCAGCAGATTGTGCAGCAACATCGCTTGGTGCTATTACACAAGTAGCGGTTTCTGCTGACACAGCTATTGATTCTGAAAAAGAGCTCACTGCTGTAACAGTCGAAGATGACCTACAGTATTTTGTTCTGATAGAGGCAACGACTGCAAACTCAGATGAATGCGCGACTATGGTTGCTGGCGTAGAAGTAGATATTCATCGTCTTATCTAAGATCGCTTTTTAAAATGTTTTAATGTTTCTTTAGTAAAAAGGATTGATTTAAGCTTAATTAAGATAATCTGATGGTATACTATTAGTAATTATTTTAAATGCTTCTAAGCATCGTTTATGACAATCCTAGTTAATAATGTTAAAGAAAGTGAGGGAGGATAATATGACAAAAAAGAAAACCTCACGAAAGGAAAAAATGAAAAAAGCAACAAAGAAATCACAATACGGTTTTTCAGTTATGAGTAAAGGAACCAGACATATAATTGCTGGTTATGCATCTTACGTTATGATTGACAGTGATGATCAACTAGTAACTCGCGAAGCTTTAACGGCAGGATTACAAAGATTTATGTCTGATCCAGAACGACGAAATATAATGTTCTCTCATGAAGGCATACAAGTTGGAAAAGCTATAGACGAGTTTGAAGGAAAAACAACTCATGTTGATGATACTGGTCTCTATATGGTTGCCGAGATTTATCAAGATATAGAAACTGCAAAGGATATATGGGAAGGAGTTCTTGAAGGAGACTATAATGCATTCTCCATATGCTTTGAGCCTTTAGTAAAAGAAGATCATGAAAAAAATGATAATAGTACTTGGGAAGAAGTACATACAATTAATTTGTTAGAGGCTTCTGTTTGTGAGAATCCTAAAAATCCATTATCACGATTTGAAATTTTATCAAAAAGTCAAAATGTTGAAAAAACTAAAAAGGGCAAAAAAATGACTGAGGAAAATGAAAAACTCAATGGGGAGCAAAAAGAATACGATTGTGAATGTGTTGATTGTGGTTATAAAACGACAACAGATAAACATTGCAAAGATATTCAATGCAAAGAATGCGGTGGCCAGATGAGACGAAGTTCACGTCCTGGTCCGGGAAAAGCTGAAAAGAGCAAAACAAAAGCTGACTTAGATACTGATTCAATCGTTACTTCCATTAATCAAGAATTGAGTAAATTAAAATTATTGGGGGCGAAACTCAGAGCAGAAGATCTAAATAATCTTGCTGGTTTGGTTACTAATTTGAGAACCGATGGGCAAAAAGCAGAAGGCGATGAGGATCCAGAAAACCCCGAAGATGGGGACGAGGATGAAAAAGCATTTCCATTCCCAAAGGGAGCTCAAGCTTCTGAAGGGGATA